CTCCTGTTTGTTTTGCCAGAACAATATTTTTATCTTCAATAGTCATTACACTGGTATTGACTGTAACAACATCTCCGTTTACTGTGAGATTACCTTGTACTGTTAAATTTCCACCAATGTCTACTTCACTAGTGAGATATCCGTCGTAGATGTTAACTGTTCTTGTGTCTGCGCTAATGGCAATTGCTTCTTCAGCAATAACGTCTCGGCGAACGTTAAAAATCATTTGTTTGTTAGAAGCAATATTAGCAATAATTAAATTACCGTCTTGAACCTGAAACTGTCCTTGATTAGCATCACCGATAATAATACCTAAATTAGACGAGATAATAATCTGTCCGTTAACAATGTTTGATGTATCATTTCGAACATATAGACTAGCAAGTTGGCCGCCTAATTTTTCGCTGTTTGTAGCCGTAACATTAAACTTTAATCCGGCTAGTGTTCCTGAATTAAATCCAGGAATAATACTTCCACTAAACCCATCAATTGGCAGTTTAGGTGTAAATGCATCTTTAGAAAAGATTCCTAACAAAACTCCATTAGTGTACAAATAGGTAATAACTCGACTCTGATTTAATGAGTCTAATATGTTAGCAACTCGAAATCCACTAACCCCTTGACTGACAGAATAATCTGGTCCAAGAAGAATAGTATTTGTGCCATCATAAAAGTACAATTGTTTTTCAACATCGTTAAACCATAAATCACCAACTCCTAAATTAAGAGGCTGCTGGCTTGAGATTGTTGCAGAACTAACTGGTACAAATCCAGTTCCATTATAAACTTTTAATTTTAACTCGCTAGCATCAAACCAAATTTGACCCCTAATAGGGTTCGGAGGCTGAGCTGTGCTGGAAAAATGTTCCAACATTTTAATTAAATTTTCATTAAGTGCTTCGCCAAACCCGCTGTAATTTTTGCCAATAAGCGTGATATCAGTTGATAAATCGTCTACCTGCCCATCGGCCACTGTAGCTAAAATTGTTCCATCAGTTTTATTAATTGTATATGCCATTTTTCTTTACCTTAGAATGCTGGTGGACCAGAACGAATAATATAGTTTAGTGTTAAGAACGGATTCATAACCGAGAACTCTTGTCCTAAACTGCCAGATGTCTTGATGCTACCTGAGCTAGGAATATATTGGCTCTGTCCAACTGTAGTTGGACCCTTGTCTGATAATGACCCAACGTCGCTTGGAATTGCAGTATCGATTCGCGTGGCATAATATTGTTGTCCCGTGGATCCTTTCATGTTATGTTCATGATCTGGTAAATTAGATACTGTTAGTATATTAGAACTTTGTCCGCCACCCTCGCCTAAGTTATCAGGCGCTGTACCAGAAACCCTATCAACGTTTCCGCCTCCGGCGTCAACATAACCACCCAATGAATTAGGAACAGTTCCGGCATTATCCATGTTGTCTTTACCTAGAGGAAATCTGCCCCTTAGATCAGGTAATCTAAATGTACTAACTCCAACTAAAGGACTTGAACCACTATAGGTAGTTCCTATAATATCAAATAGATCTCCAAATTTACTTCTCTCAACTTCACTACCGTCGCACAATAGATAACCGTAAGGTGCTTCGGCACCTGCATACGGAAGTATAGCACCAATAGGTACTGCTAGATCGGCAACAAAGTTGTCTCTAGTTTCTTTAATTAGACCTGTTCCAGGTCTATATATTAATACAGTATCTTCTTTTACTGAGATATTCGGAAACGGTTCAGACTTGCTGCTGATCAATCCTGAAGTAAGCGTTGTAGTAAATGTTTTTGTATTTCCACCAACTTGACCGTCAAATTGAATATTAGGAGCTGTAACATCTCCTTCCATTTTAAAAGTAGTTGTAAATTTTAAGTTAGTGGCAGTAGATGCATTACCAATGATGTTTCCGGTTAACACACCTTCAATTGTTTCGGCTATTAAAGTTTTTGTTCTAACTACGTTCCATCGTTTTAATGCAGTTCCGCTATCATAAAAATCCGTAGTAGCTGGTTGTAGGTTATCAACTTCACTTGTTCCAACAACCTTTAGTCCATCTCCTACTAATAAATTTTTTGTAATGGCTGCTCCGCCGGCTGTTCTAAAAGTTCCATTATTAAAATTACTACTTGCTGTAGTATCAGTTAATATTAACGAACCGTTTGTTTTAATGTTTCCGTCAACGTGCAGTGCTTCGTCGGGAGACAATACATTAATACCCACAGTATTTCCAATTACTCGTAATACTGTAGAAGGAATGCCGTCTTGATTGACCTGTAGATCAATACTGCTACCCGGGGCAGAATTATAAATCTTAGAAGCAATTTCAGACGTGGTTAAACTAAATGTTCCGTCAACTCCCAGTGTAATACCTTGATTGTTTCTAATATTAATACCAAACTCAGTAGTATTAACTATATCAGATCTTAAAAATTTGTTTGCTGGAATTTCAACATCAGCAACTATTAATGCTTCTGCAGATGTTGCCGCACCATAAATTTTTGTTGGGAACCCGCCAAGGCCAACATCATTCTCTGTAATATTGAGTCCTGACTTGATTGTAATAAAACCGGAAATTGAAATCTTTGGAGTAAAACTATCTTTACTAAAAATAATAATTGGAGTGTCTTCAACATAAAATATTAAAACAACTCTAGAAACGTTGTCAGAGTCAATAACTGCTTCTACTATAGGACCACTTCTAAGCCCTGTAGAAAAATTTGGGCCTACTAAAATCCAGCGTGTTCCTGAATAAACATATAACTGTTGGTTAGTTGTGTCAACCCATAATTCTCCAACCTTACTTTGTTCTGTGGGAGGTTCAACACCGCCCTTTTGAATATTACTGGCTGCTTTCCAAGTAGTGCTATCCCATACTTGAAGAATACCGTCGGCAGTATTATACCACAACTGGCCTTCAACGGGATTTGATGGTTGTGATTCTTTAGCAAAATTTTCTAGTAATGCTAAAAAATTTTCAGCAATTGTCTGACCGTATCCAGTTACATTTCTTCCTGGAAAGGTTAAACTGGTATCAGTACTAGAAGTATTATCGTATACCGTAATTGGTAACTTATTATCTTTGTCGGTAAAATTAACAATATATGGCATCTTTATACCTCAGCAAAGCTAGTTAAGCTCTGTATTCTAATTGTGTAATCAATCTGCAATAATCTGTTTAATGATTTCTGCACAGGGTGAAAAATAACATGAGTTAACAGTTTTCCAGAGCCTGTTGGACTGTACGATGTTAGGCCTAATTCGTCAAATACAAAATTACCGCTCATATCTTGACTATTGTCAAATGCCTCTTGTCCGTCTGGTTCGCCGTAGTCTAAAATACAACTAATTATTATATCACTATAAGTTGCACCGCTAATGTGTCTAATTTCCATTTTGTTTCTAACAGGGTCTACATTTTCAGCAGCGTTTTGATCTACCACTTTACTAAATGTCTGATTATAAAGACTTGTATTAATACCAACAGTATTAGGTGTTAGATAGGTAATAAGCCCTGTTGGGTCAACGTTTGTGCCACCGTTGCCAAATACCATTTGATAAATCGTACCCTGGCCTTGATTACTTAGACTGTTAACCATAGCCACGCTCATATTTTCATAATGAATTGCGTTTCTTTTATCGATAAAGACTTCTCCGCTTTGCGGATCAAAGATTTTTATATGGCCTTCAAAGTGAAAACCGCTGACTTCGTCTGGCGATTTTTCAGGAACTGTTGATTTTTCTGGTGTGTTTGACATATTAGTTTCTTCTTGATTATTCATGATAGTGTATTTATTCGGGTAGCTCAGTGGTCTTTACAGCAATGAAACTAGCAATAGGCGTGTTGTTAGACAACAGCGTAATGCCTTTACTGGCTGCAAATTCACTCTTCTCATACCAAATTTTTCCTAATTTTCTAATAATTGTTATTCTAGTACCTGCAGGTACTCGTTCTGTTAGTCGTACATATGTTGATGTTCCATCAACTGAAAATTCAGCTTCTTGCACAACATCAGAACTAGGACTGCTGGCTCCGTTTGCTTCTGAATAAACATCTATAGGATTTTTGCATAGGCGTTTGCCGCCCACAAATACTTCTATTTCGTCGCAAGGGCCATAACTAGCTGGGATCGATTCTTTGTACCAATTATTTCTATTAGATTTTGTTGGAACAAATTCTAAAGGACCTATTAATAATGTGCTACCGTCGCTGATAAAATTAGACTTTTCTTGATTTTCAGTGTACGGTAAAGTTTCTGTGGATCCAACATCCACTACAAAACTGTTGGCAGCATGTAATTCAGCAATACCTGTACCTAGACTACCTCTTCTCAACTGAGATAGAATATTTCCATTCTTTTCAAAATATTCAATTCTTTCATTGTTGATAATTACTACTCCGGGAATTCTTCTGTTAAAAATAGGAGTTGATAATTTATCGGCATTTAATACTTCTATTGAAGTATCAAAATAATTTAAATCTTTAGCTAACTTAATTGCTACATCCCTGGAATATCGTTTGTAGTGATAGTTGTTTAACATATCTTTAAAGATTTCAAACGCTCTGTTGCTAGAATAAATTATGTTGCTAAACTGTACAGTTTTAATAACGTCAGAACTTGTTGATTCTTCAGTTAGATATATAATCGAAGACTGTAATAGTCTATAATCTGCATCTTTGGTCAAACGTATTCCATTTTTATAAACCCAAACATAATTAATATCTAACGGATCTCTCGGCAATCTATATTGCAGTTTGCCGCCAGTGTACTCATCTGAAATAATATTCATTGTGGGATACTGACTAAACCATGTTATTTGTATATCGTCGTTGGCTGCTAACTGAACACTGTTGTCTATTACAACAGAATTGCCGACAATTGAATATTTTGATCTAACATCAGTTTCAACCCTAATTATATCGCCTAATTCTAAATTTGAAGTAGGTATGCTGATTAAATTATTATTTCCGTTATAGGTAAAATCAATAACAAACTGTTGTCGAATATTGTTAATATACACCCTAACGTTTCCAGAAGTAATAGTACCAATTGTTTCTGCAGGATCAACACCTACTGTTATTTCGTTGTTAGTGCCATCATACTCGACATAGGTAGTGTCTACCCCTTGAAGATAATTTCCGTTAATGTTTACTAAAATAGAAGCAGTTTCTGATGCTTGTTCTAGATTTACAAAGTTATCTAAATCAATGGCTCTTGTACTACCGTCAAACGGTACTGTGTGTTGATTGACTCTGATAAAGGAAGAGTTGACCGAATCTGCACCTTCTTCTGCGCTGAAACAAATAATTTTTACAACTTGCCTAAATGATGGAGTTAGTCCAAATTGTATCATTGTTCTATTTTTAGTATCAATAAAATCTGAACTATTAACAAATCCTACATCCACGGCTATTCCATCAACTGTTACTAAAACTATTGATGTTTGATCGTAGACTGCTTTTGTTAAGAATAGACTAGTTGTTCCGTCTGCAACAAATTCTTGATAATCTAATAAACCAACACCGCCGATGCCGATTGCAATAATTTCAACCACGTCTCCTGTTGCAGGGGCAACATTAAATTCAATTTTATTTTCAACAAAATCTATAACATAATTAATAGTGCTATCGCCAATGTATTCTTGTTTTATCTTATTAACATACACCATTACAGACGATGCTTCGAAAATAGTTAGACCGATGTCAAATCTAGTCTTAACGCCATCGCCGATAATAACTGTATTTTGTATCGGCGTAGCACCCGGATTGGTTTTGTTGAATACTTTGATACTTAGACTGTCTAGTACTTGACCGGGAACGTTTTCTTCCGGAGCTGGCACTTGATCAGGGCTTACAAATTTTTCTCCGTCAATTACAATTTCTTCAGGAGTTAATCCGGCAGCAGTTACATATGCTCCACCGATGTTCGATAATGATCCTCCACTAATTCGTGTGTCTAGTAGATTTACATCGCTGATTACTACAGATCCATCACTGTCTAATTTTCTAAAGATCAGTGTATCGCCTGAATTAGTACTTAAATATCTATGTATTTCGATTATGTTTGTAGACCCATCACCGATAAAAGTTGGCATTTCTGCATGAGGATTAGTTGCTACACTGGAATCCCAACTTGGTGTATAATTAGGGTCGTCGATCCTAATTGGTCGTTGGTCGCCTAGACGTTTAATATACACTGAAATTGGCTGATTGTTTTCTGGAGTATATGGTAAAACAACAAATGTTGTACTGCCGTCAGCTACATAGTAAAAATCATTACTGGATTCTACACTATCCCAACTGTCTGTAAACCAAGGAAGCGCATCCCATCCGCCTGTTACATCAAAGGTTGTACCTTGTACTTGTACTCCACCAAAGTCAATGCCTGTCATTAACTGGCTCAAATTATTGCCTTTCATCCCCGAAGTAGGTTGGTAGGATTTTTGTATTCTATCTATGCTATTGAATAATTCAACATTTTTTTCATAATTAATTACAATCACATCACCTAAGTTTGGATTAGCAAAAAATTTTAATTTACCTTTTAATAAGTCATAACTATCCACAGTAGAAATATACAAACTAATTTCGTATTCGCTCGAAATTACTAGTTGATCATTTTTAATTACTGTAATTTTTCCCTTGTCTCTAGACGGAGCGTAATTTAGGTCAAATACTGCGCTAAATCCTGTGGCAACAAAAGTTTGAGAATATTCAAAATTTTCGTAGGTTCCAATCTTGTTTGTTCTGTCAAACTTTATTGTTAAATCAAAAGATCTAACTTTTGTTTCGCCGAGAATGGGAACTGCTCGAGCAACGTTAACTGAAGATCCGTTTCCGCCAACTAATGAAATTGTCGGCGTTTGTGTGTACCCGCTGCCTGAAGTAATAACTTTGATACCAGATACTCGTCCGTTGGATATAAATGCCTGAGCAGTGGCTCCTGTTCCGCTGCCGGTAATTAACACCGCTGGGGGTGTACGATAGTCTGCGCCCGCATCTGCAACTTCAATTGCTACTATAGAATAGCCGTTGTTATCAAACCAAGACTTCCAAGGATATTCATTAAATCTATTATAGTATTGATTTACTGGTAATATTGCACCATCTCTAACAGAATATGCAGGTGGCAGATCAAAATCTGATACTGCTGAATTAGAAGAATCTGTTTTAGTATACCTGCTGGTATATTCCCTAATACTGGTTCTGTAGGGCTTGACTTCTTCAATATAACTTTGGAAACTTTCTAAGTTATCATTTTTATAATTGGCTTTTTGTTCTAGGTCGCCGACATTATGAATAGCGTTTAAGAAGCTGGTTTTAAATGCCCAATCAACATAGGGCTGTTCTGAAAACGCATACTTTATTGAAGAGAAGAATAAGTTATTCCACTCAACTCTTAGATCGTCGACAAATATATTTTCTTTTGCTGCTTGTAGAATTATTCTTAATTCTTTAGTCGGTTGCAGATCATACAATGCTGCATCATACGATCCCACATTATCATAGCCTAAGCTGTTGATTAATCGATTGTAAAGAGTGTCTTTAATCTGTATTGTACCGTTTTGACGGCCAACTAAATTATAGTTGTCTAATAAATCGCCGGCGCCTTGGGCAGTTTTTTCTAATACTACCCAACCGCCATTGCCGTATTCTTTGACTCTAATTAGATCGCCTACAGAAAGTTCTAGAGTAGGTTCTTGATAGATATTATTAATTTCTTTAACAATCTTAGAATTAATAGAATAATCAGAATTCCACCAATCCACAAATTGCCAATAGATTGTTGTATCATATCCCTGAGATTTACTGCGGTAAAAAATTCTACGTTGCTGATCCCATGCATATACACTCCAGAATCCGAACAATGTAGAATCACTTCTTACTAGTACAGAGAACGGTCTTACTTTTATAGTGGCTGTTGTATATTTTCTACCTTTAGAAATTAAATTTATAGAGTTTACTTTACCTTGTGCGTTTAGGGTAATTGTTGCTTTAGCTCCAAATCCGTCGCCTTGTATCTCTATATAAGGAACTGTTCTATATCCGAATCCGGCATCTTTGATATCGATTGTATCTATTTCACCGTTAATTATATTTGCGGTAAATTCTGCTTGACGAACTTTTACTGTACCCACTTGATCTAGATCAATAAGAGTGTCTACAGATAAATCGTACTGGTTTAACACCTCGCTTGGAATTGGATCAAGTCTGTTAAGATTGCCGAAATCAATTGTATCGGAGAACGGTCTAGTTGTCAGCACAGAATTAATATTGTCAATTGCAATCTTTAATGCTTTGTCTCTATTAACAAACATGCTCTGTCGAGGCCTAAAACTTAATCCCTGTTGTTTTTTAACTGGTAGTCTAGAATCAGGAACAGCATTACCTGCTTCATCCGATCCCACTAAACTGTCGATCCATTTCTTTTCTAGGTATTCAGAAGGTAGGCTATCAGCTACGCCGCTAGTCAATAATTGATACTCTCTATGAATCGGTGTTAATTGTTTTTTATTTTTAGTGTATTCAACATTTACTAGTGCTGTATCTGTGCCAATGATTGCTGTTAAATTATAGGCTAAAAATTTGTCTGGCCCTAGTATTCCTACAAACGGAATTCCAGACCCAATTGGGTTATCGATAAAGCCTTCGATCGCTGCTGCCGAAATTCGTCTAATTGAATTATTCGTTGGCAATATAGTCTTCGACGAAACCCAATAATAGTATAAAGTACCAGTTTCGAGACCAGTATTGGGATTATATAAAATCTTAGTATTGTATACAGTATTGTCGGCAAATTTAGGTTGGCCAGAAATTCCTTCGGCCAATCCTTCTACTGTATCAGCAAGTAGGCTCCACTCCGACGGCAGTAGCACAGACTCTACCCATTCGTAAATATCAACCGATGAGCCTTCTGCTTGTCTATTCCAATTTCCTATTCGATAGGCAAAATCACTTTGCTCATAATTTATAAATTTAACGGTGCTTAGATCCCACCAAATTTTTCCAACATTTTTTTCAAACCAAGGTTGTGATTCGTCAACAACTTGGTCATCTGTTCCAATCATATATATTGCAGGATCATATACTGTTTTAAAAGAAATTTCTTGTTCAGCAACTCCTAATATTTTTAATTTAAACCCATCAACTATATCTAAGTCTGCAATTTTTCTATTATTAACATTGTCATACAGTTCAATATTTTGCAACAACTCAACATCTACTAAAGGTATTTCTTGAGAAATTATGTTAAAACTATTTGTTTCGATTGATTTTTTAAACAGTCTAACCATACCAACTGCTACACCTTCTACTTGATATGTAGGGGAGCCTACAACAACAACAGAGCTTGTACAATCAATAGAATAGCCGAACGATTCGCCGGATACCAGATCGGCTTCTAGTTTCTCAACTAGGAAATAACCTTGATCTTTTCTCTCATATACATAGACCTGTCCCGGAAATCCTCTAGAAGAAGAAAAAGAAGTTCTTCTTCTATCAAATGTTGTGCCGTCATTAAAAAATGCTAAGATTGAATATCCAGCATTTTTTGCACCTACAACAATTCGTTCTGTAGAAGGACTGATAGATATGCTAGATCCAAAATATTCGTTGGTAAAGTATTCATAACTTTGCAATTTTTGTTTTAATCTAAACTGGGATACCGATGAATCAGCATCGTATTTGAAAACATATGCTGCACCTTGGTTTTGTTTGTTAATATCTGCTAACGGGCTACTGGCTACAATAGTTGTACCGGAGGCGTCAATATCGATGGCAAACCCGAACTGATCCCCTGATCCAATGATTCCAGAATTTGCAGTATCATTGATATCAGATAAAGAGTCAGCTGTAATAGTCTGTGTCAAACTATATAGATTGTTTACATCTCGTTCATAGATATAAATTTTACCCGTAGACGGCGATGCACTATCTCCTACATTTAACCAAGGTAGTCCTGCATCCGGGTATTGACCAAGACTAGTAATAGTTGATGTTGTTGCGTCGGTCAATCTATGATAGCCGTTTTGATATTTTACAACATCGCCTTCTGTGTACTCTTGATAGACATTCCAATCTCCTCGATAGTTAGCAAAGTATTGACCATCACTATTTGGAGCACCAACAACTAATAGCCGTCCATCGCGGCTCATAGTAAGAGAGAATCCAAATTGATCTCCGTCTTTGACCAACTCAGCTAACTGAGTAGGGCTTAATAATCCCTCTGCTAGAGTAGAGCCGTCATCGTCTATAGCAATGTTTGTTGGTAGTGAACATTGAGTTGAAATAGGATCTAATTTTTTCCAATCATTTGATTCTAAAGATAGAGAACTGCCATCACCTGTATTATCGTATAATGCTTCCCATAAACTACCATTAGACCATACTATTGATCCAGCGGGATAGATTGACAGCGGAGACGGTTGGTATAAGCCTAGATATTTTGTGTTTTCTAAATGACTCCAAGTGGTTCCGTTAAATTGATAAAGATAAATTCTTCCTTTGCCGGTACTTGCTCCAATGCTAGGGTCGCATAATGATCCTGGAGCAGATACTGCCATATAATAAGTTGTACCAGAAACTCCAATTGTAATTGCTGAACCAAATTCTTCATAGGCAGCTTGTCTAGGACTTACAAAACTGTGGGCAATTTCCCACTGTCCCTGATTATACTTGTACAAAGAAATCATTCCTTGATCAGTAAATCCGTTGCCCCTGGCTGCGGGATTAGCGTTGACTATAGTTGCTGGTTTCCAGTCTTGACTGTTAAAATTAATAGAACTACCGTCGCCTACATCTATATTATCAACTGCTTCCCATAGCTTGCCTTGATAAAGTGCTATCTCGCCTGCTAGATAACTTCTAGACGGATTTAATTCACCTTGATAGGCGCTTTTTACACCGCTAGCATTTGGAGCACCCACTGCTAACCATTTATAATCTGGACTAACTGCCAGGACTTTGCCGAACGAACCTGCGACCGCAGTTTCAAATCCATCCGGTGGTGGCACAATTTGCTTTAGACCAATGACTTCGCCGGAAGTCTTGGTTGTATAAATCATTACATAACCAGATCCTGGAATACCTGTTGCAATTTGTTTTAGGTTGTCAATGTATACTACCGATGTGCCTGTTCCTATAGGTGTAGTAATTCCATACTCACTTAACTCATAGGTAACATACTGCTTAGTTTTTTCGATAACTTCCCAGTGGTCGCTACCGTTGTTATCTATCCATAACTTCGATGAAAGATTTAATAATGCAGCTTGTTGATTATCTAATTCCTGATAGGTCAATTTTCTTGCAATTGTAAAAATTCCAACAGTTGCCGATGTACTATCTATAATCTCAGGTTCATCGGTGCTTGTGGTAATAACTGTAATTGTTTTGTTTGTAGTTGCAGTAATTTTAAAGAATCCGGTAAGATTATCAATATACTTTAACCCGACAACATCACCAACTGAAAAATTATGTATTTGGTTTAGAGTTATTTCTACATTGGACTCTGTTTTTACCAAAGACTCTACTCGTAGTGCAACTTCTTGATTATATCGCAATACTGTCCATTCATTATTATAAAAAGTTATCCATATATGAGCATTTTCATAAACGTCTGCAATGTTTAAATTTACAATATCATCTAGAGTCTTTACAATAAAATCAACATGATTTGTGTTAACGTAGCCTGCAGATCTACTAGTGCCGTCATAATATGATGTGCGATTTAAATCTGTAGTAAAAGGAGTAGGTGCAGTTGTAAATTTTGAAGAATTAATTCTTAGGTATTGATCCAAGACCACTGACGAATTTGTACTGTATGTTAACAATATAGGTTGAGGATTTATTACAAGATCATCTTTTTTGATTTCAAATTCAAATTCATCTATTTGAGTTGTTCCGCCAAACTCTCCAATTTTAAAAGCCCATTCTTCTTTAAGAACAACACTGTCGTCCTGTGTTCTGCTTAATTTATCAAATACTTTTACAATGGCATTTGCTGTGCCCTTTTCTCTAATAAAACCTTGATATATTCTAAACTGGCTAATTTCATCTTCTGCAATATTTTGTAGGTATTCTCTTTGTTGATATCCAATTGCATGTCTTGCAAGGTCTCGTTGGCTAGATCCCACGCCGTCTGTGTTTACTTCGTAGTAATCACTGAACTGATTTATTTTATAATCAAAGTTAGGAATTAACGACTTGCTAGGAGTGGAGTCTAGTTTTGACCATGCCGCATCTTGGAATTCTACGGAACCTAATTGATTATATTTGCTTGTCCAATTATAAGACTTATAGGATACAATGTCTCCTAATTTATAATCAGTAAACGGTTGCCATACCGCTATGTTTACATTATCAAACAAGAAACCGGGACTGGTATAGTCGCCGTCCCAGTCAACAGTACGGAATCCTCTAGCTTTGATACGTTCTTGACGATAGCCTGTTGGTTTGTCATAGATAATATCGTTGAAAACTGTTTTGTCATCAAATACAACTACATGCTCTTTAAGAACAAAATGCATTCTTAAAAAATATATACCGTCGGTGGTGTTTGTGGTAGACACTGTGATTTCTTGGAAATCTCTATTCACATTGATGAATCTTGGCTGTAGCGGATTTCCGTCGTTTTTCAAAACTTGATAGTCGTAAAAGCTGTCTAGAATACTATCAGCAACACCTATTGCAAATTTAATTTTTATGTAAGTTGCAGAAGGGCTAAGTGTAAGTAAAGAATTTTCGGCCCAGTTATGCTTGGACCAGAACATAAATTCTTTGGCCGAAGTATACCAATCAAACGATGTTGAAGAAGCTGTATCATACCCGTCAAATATAAATCCAACAGATTTAAGATATTCTTGATAGCCCAGTAAGAAGTCAACTACCTGCTGTATGCTGTTTAATATAGAGCCATACGATAGAGTTCTAAGTCTTAGCTTGTTAAAATTTCTTCTTCTAAATGCTTCAACCGCGCCGGTCAGCGGCAACGAAGGTAGCTGTTTCCATATACTCGAACCGTTTGTGCCTTCTGAAAATTCAGTCGAGCTTGTATGACTGCTAAGACATCTATAAAATTTATCTTTAAATCTGCAAATTACACCGTTGCCATAGAATGTGTTTTCAGTCCAATCTAAGAAATTTTCACTTAGACCGCCTACCGAAATTAGAGGATCTGACTGAGAATCAGTTGGCTGGTAATAGTAAAACAAAGGGGTTGAATTATCGTATCCAGAAATTTTCCAGCCAGCATTAACTTTTTCTAAGATAACTCCACTATAGGCTAAATTAAAAATTGGAGCACTGACATTGAAAATAATGTCATAGTTCTCTGGTGGTACAAAAACACTACTAGATGTAGACTTGGGATTTTTGCTATCTAAAATATATTTTTGTTGTTGCTGATCAACAAATCCAGAAATTCTATTAGATAGTTTTACATTTATATTTGAAACAACGTCTTCTAACTTAAGTGTCGAAGAAGCAGTACTCTTTAAATAGTTTGTAATGTAAACTACTAATCCCGAAACTGGAGTATCTACAGTATTCTCGTAGACAAAATCACTCAATGTAGAAAATAAATTAGTTTTTAAATTTATTGTCTGACCTAACTTGTTAGTTGCTATAGAAGATTTATTAAAATTGTCGGTAATAAATTCAAACGGTTTTAACAATGCTAGCGCAGAAATTATTGCAAACGGCCACTCCGAGCTCATTCTCCAAGCTGCTTCAACTGGAGCATTATCACCTATTTTAAATGCTCCTTGATTATTAATCAAAGAAAAATTTCCTGCTAGTCCCGAACTCAACGGGCTTAATAATTTGCCATCCCCATCTACAGGAATATGACTCATAATCGACGGACGCTTGTATCTATCTCTAATTCCGGCTCGCTCGCCTTGACGGATAATACCGTCTCTAAGATCTTCCCAAAGAATCAAGTTATTACTTGTATACGGCGCAGGACCATATTCAGTTTCCCACCATATAGGCATTTCACTAAAGCCTAACATTTCCCAAGGATGTGTATGGGGACGATCAGTATCGTAGAACCATATATATACTTCCCTCCAATATCCTGGCAGGTTTTGCGTTCCCGTAGGATCAACCATATTAGAATAGGTATAGGTAAAACTATTTTCGCTGTCAAAAAATACGTTGTTTACATAATCAATATTTGTTCCAGAAATCCATTTTAAAAATTCTGAAGAAACAATTTTGTCCAGTGCTGGTTTTCCATAAAGCGAATTTCCATAATATCCCCCAAGAATACTGTCTATATCAAATACAGACTCGTTATACTCTTGTTTAATATTGTTATAGATTCGAGTTTCTAATTCTAATAAAACATCGTCTCTAAAATCACCATAGGCAACAGTGATACTTCCGTCGTGTCCTTGAATTACTTCTCTTGGTTCAACATAGGTGTCATCGAGAAATTTTCTAGGTTTATATTTTTTGTACAACCCTAACTTGGTCGGAGTAGGTGGAATAAAATTGATAGCAGTCGATGCGTATTCTCTAATCTGGATCACATCGCCTTCAACTAAATCGATCAATAGATTAACAAACCCGAATGTAGAATTAAATTCGTAATCTCGATTTACCAGTAATTGCTGATCATTAAAATAAACATAAACTGCTCGAGAGCTTAAAGTTTGTAGATCAAACTTTTCTGACAGAGCAAATGTTTTAATTCCTGTATCTTCAACTGTATAATTTATGCTGGTGTATGCACCGCTGCCGATCATGTCAGATCCGGCAAACGGTCTACTTACGTCTTGCGTTCTACTAATTTCTTCTAGAACAGAATCTACAAAATCATTAGCAGTTTGATTGTAAAATATTTCATATGCTAGTGCAATAAAACTATTTTTAAAATCGGTGTATGATTTTTTTGCATACTGAATAGATTTTATAATATTATTTTCTTTATTACACAATAATGCAATAGATAACGGCGCCGGACTAGAATGTTTTAAAAATCTTCTTGTTAATGTTTGATATCCACTGATGTCTCGTAGGTTGTTTAATCCTGGAAATATTCCACTAAAGTCTTCAGATAGTTCTAATCCTGTAGATATGTGGTCAGCAGCTTGACCTAACGTAAATGTTTTTATTTTTTCGTTTAGCGGATTTTTTTCTAATCCCAACGGAATTTCATAATAGCCGGTGTCGGGATCAATATTGGCAAATAGTTTAATTGCTACTGTGTCCCCTACTGCAAATTGTGTGTCGAATACAAACGTACCTTCTGTTCTAGTAAAACCTGACCGAACGTGTACACCATTTAGATAAACTAATATTTTGCGAATATCACTATCGGCTAACAGATTCCAATCAACCATGGTTGTGGTAATTTCGTTTGTAGGTTCTACAATATCCACACTGTCAATTATTGGCTGGACATAATTAGAATCTAATGTATTCCATGCATTAGTGAAAGTGTCGTCATTGCTAAACTTTAAATAGCCCGTTGCAATTTCTTTAGAGTAGTTGGCATTATCAAGTTTATAAGTAAACGAGTCTGTATCAAGATTAAAGTTAAATTGTATATCACCTACGTTATCTATATTAAGATAACTAACGCTAAACCCTAACTCAATATCGATTGGGCCGGAACCAATTTTATAGCTTAGAATCGAGGTTCCTACGAAGGAACTAACAGGATATGTTTCAACATCACCGAAGCTAACTTCGTTGTCATCAAAAAGATCAAACAACGGGGGTTGGTTTACCGAAGTCTTTAGTTGACTCTTAACCCAATCAATTCCATTAAAGTGATACATGACCCCTTTATTCTTTACACCGCGGCGTATTAATACTCCATCGCCGGCCTGTGTGTCAACATTAGATTCACGAGTTAAACTGATCTGCTTAATATTGTTATGGGTGATAAAATTTACAATGTAAATTTGATTGTTGGCTAATGTATCAGTATCGTTGGTTATTAAAAGTCTTGCTCCGTTGAATAGATATTCACCATCAACAATATATCCAGTGCTACCTTCAACGACTGAAAAAACATCGGTAGTAAAATCGTCAACAAAGTCAACTGCGTCTTTGGCTATCGACCCATGATTAAATAACTGTATATTTGATTTAAATTCAATGATTGGTCTTTTTGCTCGAGATGTTTCTGATGCATCAAAATTAGAATTATTTAGAGTATGGGCATAGTCTAATACTGCGCGATGGCACCAACGATTGTATCGGCTCCACGGATTTGAATCGATACTAGATCGATTAATTGTAATATAATCTTTCTTTCCTGGGTATGCGCTTGCATCATCAAACGGTTGAGTATCAAATCCTCCATTATCAAATAATATCTCAGGAGCAGTATCTGAAAATGTAGTCGATACTATTAGGCTAGCCACATTAGTTAGGGTGATTCTTTCTCCCACACCTTCAACTATCCACTTGTTATTGTTGATTTTTCCTGAATACTTTTCTGGAAAAACGTTTCCGCCAAAGTAAACAATCATACCATTGCTTAATGTTATTCCATTGCTGCTGGTATAGTTTGTCTTGCCGATTATTTCTTTTTCAACATCAATTTTTGTATTTTCTTCAACGTTAGTAATAACGATTCTACCAAATCTATTTGGATCTGTAAAACTTTGATAATACAATACATCTGGAGCATTTAAGGGAACTTCAAAGGTGATAGTTCCGCTTTCAATTCCAGCATTGGTTAGACCTTTTGTATAATTTAACGCAGATGACGATGCTGAGGTAAAATCGACAAATTCCCAATCATCTGTATTTTCGTCAATGGTGCTTCCGTCGCTAGTGGTTATATTAGTTTTTGCCTTCCATAATTTTCCATCAAATACAACTAGTTGGCCGACGGAATATTGAAAGTCGGGATTATATAATAACGTTCCAGTGTCAATAGTAGTTCTAAACAATAACGGATTTCCCGGAACATTAACTTGGAACTTGTATGTTTGTCCTCTATATAAAGTTAATGTAGGATTGTTTGTTAGGCCGTCGGGAGTGAAAAGGTAAACGCTACCCACGCCAAGGCCCACTCGATATGTGCTTGTAATATTCTGAGCCTGACCTAGAATCTTAATAGGAGGTGGGCCGTCTGGTACCCAATAATATTCTCTATAATTTACAAACTTGTCCCAATCGATGGGAGGGGCCCATGTATAGTGTTCTTGAGCTGTAATTAGATCGTCTCGCTCTTCAGTGTTATTAAAAAACTTTAATTGATTTTTAAAGTCGAGATAATCGTAAAACTGTTCAATCTTGCCATCTTTTTCTACAACAACACCAGGTTCTAATTGATATCTACTGCGTAAAGTTTGATCTGTGTCTAGGTAAACTTCACTAGATTTGTAGGTTTTACCATATCGTCTACCTAGATATCCTACTTTTTTTTCTAAGACACCCGGTTGAACTAACGGGTCTAGTGCTCCTGCAAGAAATTTTGAGTTTGCTTCAGTTTGAAAAATCTGAGGCAAAAGATCTATTGTCTTTCTTATAGGAAGTTGACTATCTGGAAAAAATTTATCTGCCATTTTTAATTTGTACTCGATATGATTGAATCGGAAGAAATTCTAAGTTCGGATGCTGAGAGCGAGGACACAATTTCTATATCATCTACTGTTGCACCGCTAACAAAAATTTCATCTACTCTACTTTGGATCTCAAATAAACTGCCAAACGACTGTGTTAGCTGTCTAGGGAGAATAACAATATTACTGATATCAGGAGAAACAGTATTTACAATGTAGGTTATCAGTTCGCTGACGTAAAATCTATCTCCAAAGTCCCAGTTGTTGATATTAAAAAATTCATTTATTGCATTAATAATTCTAACTTTTAAATCGTTGTCGTTGATTAATCTATTAGAGTTTTTAACCACCTTAAACTTTGCCTGTAATTTAACATCTGCGGTGGGTCCGAAAAGAACTTTATAATCTACAGGATGATATATAATTTCATCGCTGATAGATTTTATCAAATCTAAATTAGAACCAAACGATATTCGTAGACTATCGCTATTTGGCGCTTCTGGTCTAGTTCCTACTCCTGCTAGAAAATTTCTAAAGGCGGTATTATAGCTTCTTGTTAAAAGATAAACGTCGATGATATTACTAGAACTAGGATCAATTCTTCTATCAATATTGGCATTATGCACATACTGAAATTTTAATCCGGCACGGCCAACATTTGCCTGATAGGTACTTTCTAATATCAATGTATTTGTTGTTCTATCTACTCGTTTTACAACATTTTCATCACTGTTATAAAAATATATTAAATCCCCGTCATTGTAATTGTTAACATTAACAAGGCTTTCTTTTGACACAATAGAAATATGATTATCGCTATTATCTACATATTCATTTATGGTATTTCCTGCAACATCTATAGATTCTTTAAAAAATAAGTAATTGAGATCTAGATCAGTTCCTACAATTTGTTCAAAGGCTTCAGGATTATCAATAACACCATCGTCGTCTGTATCAGAAAATGCTATTTTTATTTCATTGGTGCTTTGATAACCGTCATCATATTTTATTGTATCACTTATTTCAAAACTAATATCTTGTTTGAGCGGCCCTAATAAATTGCTGTTAGGATTTATACTTAAAACTTTCACCTGATCTTTTATTACGTTGCCAGTCTTGCTATCGTAAGTTTTTTGTGCCGAATCAAAATAAAATCTGTTTTCTTCAAGGCTTCCAAATATGTAATCGAGTCCACGAATTCTTACAAAATATTCGTCTGCTTCCTTAATAAATGCAATAATCCAAGATGAATCTAAGCTGCTGTTAGAAGTATCGCCCGACTTACCAAGACTAAAATTATCTAATAAATTTAGATTGGCTGAAGTAATTAGCTTCCAAGACGATTCAATCATAGAATAGCGAAGACCGAAGTTTAAATTTGAAAATAACAAATTGGTCATTTCTAACTCTAATCCTTCAGATAAGTTAGAAACAAATTTTGGAATAATTCTGGTTGCAATTGCACCTGTAGGAATTACATCACTAAACTGAACTGGTCCTAGTCCTGTGCTTAGGACTCCTCGACCAGCATTGGTTCCGTCTCCAACAACCTTAACTGTTTTAGTCCATATAGCATTTGTTTGTTCTGGGTCTAAGTCATCACTATTGACTAATTTTCCCCGTTTAAATGCCTTGCCTTCTGGCGCAGTAAACTTGATTAGCGCACCGGGAGTTGCATATTTTAGTGTACTTGTAGTATATGTTCCTACTTTTAAAATAGCAGAATCAACACTGTTATAAAAATATCCTGTAGAACTGTTAACATCCGTAGTCAGTTGATTCCACCTATAATTAATATCTGTAAACAAAATTTTATCAAACTTAGTTAGATAAAAATTATAGATATCTGTTGCGGTAAAAATTGGTTCAATACTATTCTTAATAAAATTAATAATGTCAATTCTATTAGAATACTTAAAGGCTAGAGATCTTTCTATTTCATCTTTGTAGATAAGTCCATCAGAAGCAAAAACATTAACATTTGAATATTTCCCGCTAGCGTCAATAAGATCAAAATTTCTACTTATTCCGCTTGATACTCGATTAATAGCTTTTACTTTTAAAATGTTCTGTGATGATGTCAACGGTGCAAGATTATAATCTTCACCGGTAATCATTCTGTTTTGTGTATAATATTGTGCCGGAGCATTTTGTCTAATAGACGCAACAGATTCAGTAGCCGATGAAGAACTTACTGTGTATTTTAATCCTAATGTTACTGTTAGAGTGTGTCTTACTCCCGACTTATTAACATAAGGAATGCCGATTGTGATCCCTCGCATTTCATTAGGTGCTATTTGGTACACTAGGCCATTGCTAGTTCTGTAATAAGTTCTAAAAGCGCCGATCGGTAAATTTCCATAAACTCCATCTGAAAATGCAAGATCAACTCTGTCATTTTCTTTAGTGATTACTGAATATATGTTTCTAATATTAGAATCAATACTGTTATAAGAAATATTATTTCCTATTAAAGACGACACCTTGGTCCATTCGTTTAATTGTACACCGGTTGAGCTTAATGAATATAACCAAATATCGTCGTTGTTGATATTGTTGCTGTCAATGGCTATCAACTCGTTGGTTGTAGGAATATCTATAGAAAAATCTGCAAGCTCTAAGGTGCCTTGTTTAAACATTAAGAAAAAACCAGTGTTTGCACTAGTACCACCTTTTCCATCATTTCTATATACAAATCCCAATTGATTGCCCGGCACTGGAGGTTCTTCATACAATTCTTCTTTGCCTTTGAACCCGGTACTAACTAGCTCAAATGTCATTTGTCGTCCAGCAACTATTTTACTGTATGTAAAAATTGGAACATCATTTGATGCTGTTCTAAATCTATATTGGTCTGTGGCAATATCGTCAATAATAGCCGTTCCTTGACTTCGGCCGAATACAGTATTATCGGCCATAGCAGCATTTAAAATTGTAACAAATTGTTCGGGCCAATTAGAGTTTGTAGGATCGTTCCACACAATAGTCTGTTGTGCTAGATTTTTTCCGTTATTATCTAACACACTTTCTGTAGTACTTACAGTGTCAAATTTTAATATACCTTTAGAAGGAATATTTCTCTTAGCGTTATAACTGAGCATTTTTGCAAGACGTAGAACACTTTCTTTACGCTCTGCAAGTTCAATAAAATTTTCTCTGCTGGCTAAATCAATACGGAACGCAAGACTCTGGCCAAGGAATGCAATAGCATCAATTAAGGCTAGGTACTCTGAACTTTCAATGTAGTCATTAAAATCTTCAGGATAGTTTTCACGAAAATAGGCAATAATAACTCTGCGAAGATTTTCAAAGTCGTAGCTTTTGAAATCAGAACTTTGAAAAGTCTGATAAATTCTAGTCCAATCTTCATTTAAAATTAAGTTGTTTTGTCTAGACGTTGTGGTCATAATTTGCTATCCTATCATGTATTTAACTAAAAAATAAAGTGGTCAGTTTATAATTTTATTTTCTTTATCAAAGTCAAATGCCATTCTTTCATTAATGGCAAAAGGCAAATATGTAATATCAGCTTCTATTCTGATACCCATATCTGTAGAATCAATTACTACTCCGTTGATGGCTATTCTAGGATCATAGTTAATGATCTGTTCAACATCCTCTGTAATTAATTTTTTAACTTCCTCAGTGAACGGTTCAAAAAGCAAATCCCAAATTACTGTTCCAAAATCTGGGTTTTCTAATTTTTCCCCTTTTCTAATATAAAAATGATTAATAATATCCTGTTTTACTAAATCAATGTCGTATAATTTAAATCCATTTTTAGATTCTTGAGAACTAAATCCCTTGTAGGTAAATGCGATTTGACTGTCAGCAACGCTGGCATTGAGTGATGCTACAGACTTTTGATTGTATAATTTTGCCATTGTATTCCTTATGTGTCTCGATCAGTATTTGTAGGTTTTAATACCGTGGGAGCAAAATTTTCATGTAATGACCACGGTTCGTGCATTGGTATTCTTTTCATAATACTTTTTGTAGTACCTGCTTGATATCGTTTTTTATTGCCCCACCCGCTGCCTGTACTAGTTACAGGGTTAGCATGTGTGCTCAGCGGTGATGCAGGGGTTGCAGGAGTTGCAGGGGTTGCAGGGGGACCGTTCATGTGAATTTTGCTGGCAGATTCTATATGTTGACCGCCGCTACTGATGTTGGTATTGGCTCCTGCTGTAAAATTATTTGCACTACCGGAATTAATATCTGTTGATCCACTAGTAGACAATTTAGTACCCGAAGCCGATATCAAGTCAAATCCTGCACCTATTGTAATTTTTCCGTCTGCACCTGCAATTAGATTAAAATTGCTGGCGGCTTCTAATTGCATTTTCCCGCCAGCTGCTTTTATATTGACATTTCGGCCTGCTTCAAAATTAATATCTCTGTCGGCTCTAAAATTTAAATCGTTTTCGGTGTGGATAGAAATACTATCCTGTGCATAGATATCAATTTTACCGTTAGACGTTAATTCTACCCAGCTGGTACCGCGAGCATTACCAATATAAATTAAATCTTCTGAATTATGTAATAATATCTGATGGCCTGTTCGAGTTCTAAGCCTTACATATTCGTTATACGGAACATCGGGATTTCCCTTTTCATTTTTTAACGTGTCTACATATTTTACAGGGCCTGTTCCGGCTGTAGTTGCTCTTTGAAATTGATCATCACCATCATCAAACACTAACTGTGATCCGCCTAGTCTACTAACGGGCACTGCTGATGGACTTTGAGCTTGTCGCTTTCCGATAAATTGTTTTTTTGCGTTTGGTCCTCGATCAAAGGGCCCGGGGGTAGAAATACCAAAAACTGTGTTTGGTATACTTCTTCTGGTTGTACTGGTAGTGGTTCCTCGTACATCATCTTCTAACAATCCCTGTTCTAAAAACCTATCTGCGATAGGATGTACCGGGCGTTTTATCTTTTCTATTTCTAATTTTTTATCTAGTTCGTTTGTTTTTCTGTTAATTTCTGCTACAGGCAAAGGCGAAGTAGTATCATATTTCTTTTTTTGTTCTTCGGTTAATTCTACTGATGTTGATCCACCAATAGCCGGAATCATGTGATTCATAAATCTACTGGGCACACAGGCAAACCAATAGCCTTCAGATGTATTACCATTAACAAATGCGCACAATACTGTGGATCCAATCTCTGGGGTTGGAAACCACATGCCATAACTTTTTTGGGTATCGTTAAAATCTGTTTTATTCAACCCCATATTTTCATATCCAGTAACACCATAAAAGGGACTGGCATATTTTACAGTGTATGTTTGACCTAGATCCCCAATCGTGTTGCCGTTATCTCTTTGAAGTGTAACTTCTAATCCGCACATAAAT